TGCTTATGAAGAAACTTGTTGAAGATGGCAGTGTAAAAATAGTTGATAAAAACACAATCGAACAACTCAGTTCTTTTATTGAAGAAAATAATAAATTCTTTGGTAAAGATAAACCGGATGACTTAGTTGCCGCCCTTTATTGGTGTATATACTTATTAGAAATGGACATACTTGATGAAAGCTATGGATTTATTAAAAGAGAAGATGATGAAGATGGATGGGGCGTCTTATCAGACGTGGAAGCAGACGTCGAAGATTGGACCTGGTTAACCGATACTGAAGTTTTTGAATAAATAGATAAATAGAGTAAGAGGAACTAGAATGGCTATAACAAAAAAACAATTAGCAGAAAACATAAAACGTAGACTGGGTTATCCTATGGTAAAAGTAGAACTTCATCCACGACAAATTGAGGATGCCATTGACTATGCCCGCGATAAGTTTATCAAGTGGGCCACAGGTCAAGCAACATCAGAGACATTTCTAACTATGTTACTATCTGCTGGTCAAAACTTTTATGACTTACCAGTCGGTGTAACTGAAGTTTTATCATATGATGATAAAGGTTCTTCATGGGGCATTAATACATTATTTACAATTGATAACTACTTATATACCAGAGGAGTATTTGATCCTGTAATTTGGGGATCAGGTGGTGACTATAACTTAGTTTCATATCATATAGCTAGAGACTTTTTAAATACACTTAAGATGTACACACCAAGTGTATATAACTGGAAGTATCATAGATTTACAAATCAAATAGAAATTCATCCACCTCCACCATCTGGAAACTCAGTTTCTGTTACAGATCAAAATGGTAGATATGTAACAGCAGACTCACCCGGGTACGTATTATTAAGAACCTATATGATGGAAGGAGCCCAATACTCTAATACAGATAGAGGATGGGAGCCACTAGATAGTTTTGAAAATTTCTACACAAGTGATTGGATTTTTGATTATGCTTTGGCTGAATGTAAAATAATGCTTGGTAGAATAAGAACGAAATTTGCACAATTTGCATCAATAGGAAATACAGGCATAGCTTTAGATGGGGACGCCCTACTTAGTGAGGGTATAGAAGAAAAACGAGAATTAAAAGAAACCCTAATGTTGGAGGAGGTCTGGGATGGCCTTGGAATATCAATGGGTTAAAGGAGATAAAATGTCAGAATTAAGCGCATATGAAAAAATGTTAAAAGATGGATCAGCTTTTAAACCAATAAAGATAGAACAACCAACACCTGATAATCCAAATGGTGGTATGGGTAGAGGAGCCGACCCAGATCATGAAATAGACTACAGTGTATTTGATGATCACATGAAAGGCGTGATACAGGAAAAAATAGAAGCAAAGAAATCAAAGGTAAATGGTGGTCCAGAAAGACCAGGATCACCACCACAACGAGATAATCATAGAATCACAAGACTAGAAGAAAGAATTAAACTTCTTGAACAAGCACTTAGTCTTGTAATGGAAACCCAGACCAAGATATTGAGAGGATAAATTGGGAAAATCAGCAAGACAAAGACGGCCTGAATGGCAGTTATATGATATACACCATAATGTAGAACACGATTTATTTGAAGGATATATAACCGAGTTTACAGACATTTCTGGTATAGTATGTAATTATTATATTAGAGATAGAAGAGTAGAGTTAGACACTCTTTATGGTGAGTCAACCAATACCAATTACTTGAAGCCATTAAGAACCAAACTTATCTATGAACCAACAGAAGAACCAACTCTAACAAGAGGGTTTGGTATTACTTCAGAAGAAGCAATTCAATATGCTTCAATTCCTAAATTTACTTTCACTCGTGACGTAAGTGCTGGTTATCACCCAGTGCCAGGAGATGTTCTTGTAACACCTTGGAATAATAGAGCATATGAAATAGCAGATGTCGCTGAAGAAGAACATATTTTTCAACTTAAGAAATTCATTTGGGGATTTATACTTAGAGCTTTCAGATTCAGCGATCAATCAGATGGAGCAGTTGGACTCAAAACAACCGTTGGTGCTAAAGAGCCTTTCAGAGACTTTAGAGAACCAACAAATAAAGATATTGATACATTCACAGAACCACTTACAGCTTTCGGTGATAATGAGTGGGTAGAAGAAAGGAGTGAAGAGATATATGACTACGAAGGAATTGATACCAGTGTATATGGATATTAAAAAAGAAATAATAGATCAAACATTACATTTTTTATGGTCATTTATAGCATTGCTTCCAATAGTATACTTTGGAGCAACAATCTGGTCCGGTGGATTATCTGGACTACTACTTTGTTTGCCAAGAGAATTCGTTGACCAATGGACTGGATGGCCACCAATAGGATGGGGAAAATTATTAGATATTATATTTTTCATACTTGGTGGTATGGCAGTAGGATATTTTATAAGTTAAAACAATAAAAACAAATATGAAATTATTTAAAAAGGGATAATAAAATGAGATTAAAAAATTTTTTAAAAGAAGGCATGGAAGAAATTCATATGGAAATAGAAAAGTTTCTAAAAAAGAATCCAAAGCCAAAGGATAAAGAAATACATGATCTTGCTGATAAATTAGGCATCAACCCACATAAATTTGAAGAGCATGTTTATATGATACTTGGTGGCTTACTCAAGAAAGAAGATAAAATACCAGGTGGTAGAGCAGATAAACTTACATCAAAAGATATAGCTGATAAGCATAAAGTCTCAGTTGAAAAAATTGAAGCAGAAATAGCTATGGGTGTAAAAGTAGAAATGGAACATGTTGATAGCAAAGAATTAGCAAGAGAAATTTCCTTAGATCATCTTGAAGAAATGCCAGACTATTATACAAGATTAAAGAAAATGGAAAAGGAAGGTGGTGTGTAACATGAGTAAGCAGGATTTTATAAATATATTCGAAGCTTATAGAAAGATGCTTCCTAAAGATGATTTATCAGAAATGATGAGTCAACCACCAGGTGATAAAGAAAACCTTGACTCAAAAACAAAAGATATGGAACTACTTAGACAGGGTATCATAGCCGAAATGGATGCAGTCAATCTATATGAACAAATGGCAGCAGACGCCACAGACGAAAAAGTTAAAAAAGTAATGTTAGATATTGCTTATGAAGAAAAGGTGCATGCTGGTGAATTTGAAAAAGTCTTGGAACAGATTGATCCAGACTATGAAAGAGCTGAGGCAGAAGGCGAAGATGAAGTAAGAGATATGGAAGGAGAGGAAAAATAAAAGGATATTACTACTATGAAGTAATCAGGAAAATGATTGTCCAATTCCTCGATGCCTTCAATGATATACAAGTTAAAAGATTAGAGCCAGACAGCAGTACTGTAAGAGAGCTAGTACATGTCCCAGTTAAACTTGCTGTAAAAGAAAAATTCTGGTATTGGCTAGAAGAACGTAAAGACGATGAAGTGCTCCCAATGATAACTGTTTGGTTGAGTACAATTGATTATGCTTCTGATAGACAAGTCAATACCTTTTATGAGTTATGTACAAGCACTGATCCTGAAACCGGAACTTACGAAAAGTTCCCGCATCCAACACCATATAACTTTACTTTCTCTATGAACATTTGGTCGCTTTATCTATCTGATATTGACCAAATACTGGAACAAATTCTACCGTTCTTTGCGCCACATATTTTTATACGTATTCGTATAGATGAACTGGAGATTGAATATGATATTAAAGTTGTTTTTCAAAGCTGTACACCAGAAGTAAGTCTTGAAATGGCTGACGATCAATATAGAGTAATTAATTACTCACTTGAATTTGTTGCTCAAGCCTGGTTATTTAAACCAGCTGTCACTGAAGGTGGTTTGATAAAATGTATATACACAAATTACTCTACATCAGTAGATGCACTTGATAGATCATTAACAGATACAACAAGTACTTTTACATCTGGTGCATCAGGTGGTGAGTCAACATCTCTTTGTGGATATTATGACCAAGATGGAGAACTTATTATAAATTATGAAACATTTCCACCTGGAGATTCATCAGGAAATGCTTGTCAGGGGGTTGTATAATGCCATTAATTTGTGCTGATAGTGGATTAGTAAATTTGGGCAAGGCAACACCAAGTAACTATGAGTTAATCATTCCAAAAATACCAACAGAAACCACAATATCGGCAATCAATCCACTCATACTAAATATTTTTAGTACTGTTATACCTAGCGTTTCCCTAGCTGAGCAAACATTAAATTACCAAGCGGCACAGACAAAACGAGGACTAGGGCCATTGGTTTATGAACAACTATCTGTTGGTTTTGTAGTTGATTCTGAATTTGCAGATTGGAAGGTTTTAGTAAAATGGATAAAGTATATAAGCGATAACTCAGAAAAAATGGCAGAGATACATAAACTATATTCAGTAGATGCAACACTTGCAATCACTGATAACTATAGACAGCCACTTATGGCTATAAGATTTGTAAGCCTTTGGCCAATAACTGTAGCTGAAGTAGGATTGAGTCAAAGGGAAGGTGAGAGTCAGTTAGAATGTTCAGCGACATTTAATTACGATTACTTTTTAATAGAAGAATAATAAAAACGATAAATATGACTAAATATAAATAGTAAAGTGAACAAAAGCTTGCCTGAGAAAATTCAGGCATAAGGAGGAAAGAAATGGCACTATACTTAAGCCCACTAGTAGACGTCAATGAGATTGACCTGTCTACTACAATTCCAGCTGTGGCAACCTCCATAGGTGTATTGGTTTTAAGAAATACATGGAAAGGTCCGGAACTAAAAAGACAACTAGTAAATAATATAGATGAGTTGATTGAGGTATTTGGTGAGCCAGAAGACGTCTCATATAAAGATATTTTTTCTGGTATAGGATTCTTGAAATATGGTATTAATTTGTATTGCACAAGAGCATTAGCTCCAAGTGCTACATTTGCTGGTCTGTATGGAACTACAGCATCAGCAGGAACATTAACCCAGTAT